TCTGAGTACTTCCACGCCAAGTGATTTAACATTGCGGTTTTACCGCTGCCAGGATCGGCATCAAGCATGGTATGGGAATGTTCGTTGTTGGCGAGTATTCTTCCAAAACGCTCATCTGTTTGAGCTTGTTCGGGGCTTGGCGTTGGGATGATGCCAGATTTCTTTTCACGGACTTCTTCATCCTCTGGAACACCCACTTCAGGATTCTCAGGCTGACCCATCTCTGGTTCTGAGAAGAGTTCTTCTGGGTTTGTTGACTTTATTGCTTTTCCGTCTTTGTCTTTTTTAGAAGTGACTGTTGATTGAAGATCGGCGAGAGGGACAACTTGCATGTTTCCATCACGGTCCATCATGTCCCAGTTTTTGTCTGGTCGCTCACTCATTACAACTTTTTCACCATCATTGGTGTAAGCTAAAATCCAAGTTCTTAAAGCCGAAGGCTGAACTTGTGGCTGTGGCTGTGGCTGTGGTTGAGTTTGTTGCCCAAAATTATCTGGAGCATGCAATCTGTAGTCAGCCTTTGAATAATCGTCGTGTGGTGTGTTTGGATCGTACAGTTCAGCATCAGTATCAAAAGCTGGAACGGCTCTTTGTCCCCTTTTGATCCATTGGTTTCGGGTCATGCCGCCGAATCTTTTGTTGCCCCATTTATCATCTTTTCTGGAGTGTGCATAACCCCAGCCGCCGCCTTCTGGTTTTGGAACTTGGGCCATTTCTGTCCTCAACCAATTTCTAAATGTTAATTGCTTCTGCATGGGCTTTTTTGGTTCCGGTTTTTGTAACAATTTGGCACTACCCCTGTCAACCATTTTCTTGATGATATTTAGGATGGTCCCAGGCTTATATGGGTAACTTCTTATCAGATTCCTGTTAAGTGCAGCGTCATATGTTGTGTACACATATTCCTGTCCCCTGATCAAAAAAGTAATTTGACCATGTGAATCATGAGATTTGATTCTGATTTCACTATTAGCCCTTGCACTCATGCTTTTATATATGTTTGACACTTAATTATACTAGATATGGGTCAGAAGGAGTTTACTATGAGAAATCACTGGTTAGCGAAACACGAATATCGCAATCAATTTCAATGGACATTTGCAGTCAGCAGAAATGCTATATTTCAGCTAAAACCAAGGACTGTAATACTCCCAAAAAGGCCAAATCGTGAATTTGAGGAAGGGGAACTCATTCGAGTTGTTTTTTCAGATGCGAGCATGAGGGATGAAGAACTCTACACCTTTCTTTCTGACTGTTACGACGACAAAAGAATCAACAGTTGTGCTTATTTGAAGTTATTAGACGGTGCAGAACAGCCTATTGAAACATGGTCTTTTGACAAAATCAGAGCCGAAGACATAAATTTCTCTGAGGGTTTCGACAAGAACAGCGATGGCCCAAGAGAAATTGAGTTTGTTTTTTCTGCTCGGTCTAAGGTGTATCGTGATTTTTTTGCGAGACATAGAGCATAGATACAGCAGTTAGTCCGTCTGTGTCATAGCGATGGAAGGAATGCGGACATTCCGTATGAAAGCCGTGTCCTGACGCTTTGACGAGGTATCTGTGATACGGAGCAGGGATCATTCTTCGTGAGTGACAGGCTCACAGACCTCACAGGCACAACAAGCCATTAGGGAGCCAAAATTGCGTTGATTTTGGTTCCCTTTTTTCGTATAAACTGCGAACCTTTTAACATAGGGTGGTGTCAATGAACCATTGGATTAGAGAATCCAACCGTAAGAAAAAGGAAGTTCAGGTTGGTGACTTGTTATATTGGCGACGTGAGTATTTCAGCCAGGATGAATGGATATCTCTTATTATACAATTTGGTTCTGGCCCCATGTTGTTGGAAAATATTTACGAAGACACAAAGCAAGGTGACACTCGTTACGAAGTGACAGATGATCACGGTCGCCTCATTTTAGGTGTAGATCCACAACGTGTAGAGAAAGTGAAGATAGGGTTTAAGGCAGATCCATGAAATTTTTGATAAACAACAAAGGCACAGCACGGAATTTTACATGCGATCAAAAATGGTCGTGTATCAGCATTTCAAGTAGAAAAGACGAATGGCCAGAACTACAATCTGAAAACAGAGTTTCTGTTCTTCGTTTGGCGTTTGCAGATGTTTCTAATGTTGATTGGGCACGTATTTATGGTTTCCCAGAGGAAGCTATATTTGGTGAAGAAACAGCTAGGTCGATTCTCAACTTTTACGATTCTGCTGTTCAACAAGGTGCAGAGGTGATGATGGTACATTGTGAAGCGGGTGTATCTCGTTCGCCCGGTGTGGCCGCTGCACTGTCCAAAATACATTTAGGCACAGATCAGGAATTTTTTGATCGATATACACCTAACATGTTGGTGTATAGCAAAATCTTGACAGAGCATTACGATTCGCAAGAAACGCCAGAAGAATGATTTTGGCCTAAAAAATTCAAAAATTGTAATGTCATTGCTATACTAAAGTTGACAAGATGGTGTATGCGGCTAACAGAGGACATGGTTGTCCTCAACCACCATTTAAGAGTGTCTGGGATTCTTGAATCTTAGGCACTCTTTTTTATTTTGGACTGCATCCTAATAACTACTTTAGGGTAATATTGTTTTTAGGAGATAAAATGGGGTACGAAGTGGCTTATAAATATCACGAACGTCAGGAGGACGGAAAATACAACACGGAAGAAACCAAAGAATTGAAGAAGCGTGTTGGGAAAGCGTTTGAAGATATTTCTCTTGAGAAATTGGCAGCAGTAGTTATGGGTCAGTTGGCTCGTCGAGACATTTGGGTTGTTGATGTAGATATTGTTGAGTTTGTGAAGAAACCACTCAACTTTAAGGAGTCAAGTGACGGCAAAGGCATTATCATTAAAGGCAAAAAGTTTTCTTTCGGAGCTTCAGCCGAATTGGTGGCCGAAGAAATTGATGTAGTTGAAGTTGATCACAATGGCGAAGATGTAATGTTGCCAAAATCACAGCCAGTTCAAGCTAATGTGAATTTGGCACCACAAAGAAAAGTTGCACTCAAGCATGTAATTTTTGATCCACCACCTGAGCTTATAGCTGAGGCCAAGAGTCGTAAATTAGCATTCTCGCCAGGAATGAGATATCCTGTGTACGATTCTAAGGAACAGGTTATTGGCACAAAGGATGGTAGCCCATTGTATGGTGAACTTCTTTCTGTTCGTGACAACAATGAAAAGGAAGTGATGGTGAGTGAGAAGTTTTTTGTTCCGGTGCAAAATTTAGTCGGGGACTTTTTGGATGGTGGAAAACCCTCTGGAGGAAATGATCCAAGGTTAAGTTTTGCAAGCGAACTCTCTACTGTAGAACAGCCACAATCACAAACAGAGGCGTACCCCGATATTCCTGTAGATACCGGGCAAGTTCCTGATGACTTGATGACAATGCCTGATTTAGGAAAGATAAGATGACCACAAATAGAGAACAAAAGAAACAGCAGAAGCAAAAAGCACGTCGTAAGGAAACAGAAGACAAACTTCGTAAGCGACGTGAAGCAAAACGTAGTCTTGCCAAAGAAGAGCGGGAGGAATTTCGTGCTCAACGCAAGTTTGAAAAAGAACAAAGGGAGTTGATGCAGTGGGAAGAAGCCATGGAAGAAGCTTATTCTAAGTTGCCTTTGGAGACTCGCAGACAACTGGAGCACAATATAGAAATTTTGAAGGCATTAGAAGAAGAACACGAAAGGGAAACTGCTGCCAAGCGTGAACTCAATGAAAGGCTTGAGTCAGAAGGCCATATTACACCTGAAGACAAGCTGGGTGCTTTACAGGAAAAAACTGTAGAGGAAGCCATTCGAGCCGAAGCAGAGACTAAACAGGTTGGAATGGGTGGAAGCGCCGACTGTTCATTTACTGCTAATGAATCTGAAACCTAATATTTTTCTCTAAAGTCTATTGACCCCTTCTCCGAAAACAATTATAAGCTCTCCATGTCGGGAACATTAACGTTCCCATTTGGAGTGCGGATCACTCTAAGTTACTCTTTTCACATTACGGAGAAATACTATGACTGGATTTGGTGCACTAGATTTGGAAGGTGTTCAGGCTGAAGATAATCGTCTGAAGACAAAAGGTCAGGGAGGCTTCCTTGACCAGTTCGTTCCGATGCCGGAGGTTAAGCCGGGTCAAACAGGCGAAGTAACTGTAAGAATTCTTCCACCCGTCAAAGGTGGCAAATTATTTCAGTACAATCGAATCCATCAAATTAATGGTCGAAAGGTTCATTGCCCTCGACCATTGGTTAATGGAAAATGGGATCGTGATACCCCATGTCCGATCTGCGACTACTACAACAGCCTGTGGCGTCAGGCTGACAAAGCAGAAGACGAAGGTAACCGAAACCTCGCAGAAGAGCTTAAGAAAGAAGCACGAAGCATTAAGCCTATCGAACGCTACTACTACAATGCCATTGTTCGAAGCATGGTTGTTGATGGTAAAGAACAGCTTAATGTTGGCCCACGAATCCTGTCTGTCGGCAAGATTCTTCATCAGATGATTATCCGAGCTATTGTGTCTGAAAAGCCACAAGAAAAGCTGGGTGACATCACCAACATTGAAACGGGCTATGATTTCATCATCACCAAGGAACTGCGTTCGGACTTCCCGAACTATGATCGTTCCAAGTTTTCTCTTCAATCTTCGCCACTTGGCGACAAGGATTTGATTAAGCACTGTGTGGAAAGCATGCATGATCTTACCAAATTCCGTTCGCTCAAGCCCATTGAAGAACTCAAGAAGGAATTGGCTATTCACCGTGGCTTGATTCCTGACGACGCAGAAAAGTTCAATGTTGACGATTTTGACGCAGAGTATGCAGGTCAACGAACTACAGCTTCTGCCAGCGTTCCCGCAGATGTGCCCGCTCAGACAACTGAAACGCCGACCACAGAGTCAGCAACAGCAGTTGAAACAGCTAGCACCGAAGCGGCTCCAGAAGTGGATGACATCGCTATCGAAAGCGATGAATTCTTGCAAGATCTTGCTGAATTTCAGCAAGATTGAAGGTGACGATTAGTTTCGTTTCTACTCCTTTCATGGGGGCCAGGGTTAACCCCCTGGCCCTTTTGTTTTATGAAATTCGAACAACGAATACCAGATTATTTTGAGGTGGAGAAGCACACATTGGGCGAATGTGAATGTGGTGCTTTTACTAAGTGGTGGGATTCATCTTTGGAGACACATGTTTGTAGCACAGAGTGTTATGAGAATATGTGGAGGTGTTATCTTTCATCCAATCCTGATAATACCTATGGCAAACGAGTGGCGATGTACAGTCAGGAAATGGCTGTGGAAAAGGATGTGGTCGCAAGGCATTGGGAAAGTGATCATTATGCCCAGATTTACTTCAAAGACATATTGATTGTGGTTAAGGATCAGATTGGCTATCTCATCAAATGTATTGAGTCCATACAGAAGTACACCAGCAACTACAATTTGTATATCTGGGACAATGAATCGGACGCACCCACCAGAGAGTATCTGGAAGGGCTCAGGAAGCACGGAGTTCGACTGATAAGGTCTGAGGCAAATAAAGGTTTCATTGGCCCCAACAACGTGCTGGCGAGCTTGGGAAACAGTGATTACATCATTGTCCTAAATTCTGACACGATTGTGAAATCAGGATGGGCCACATTGCTGTGTGGTGTGCTGGAGGACAATCCCAGCGTTGGACAGGTTGGGTATCTGGGAGGTTTGTTGAATTCTGATGGCACGGGAAGTTACACCAACTTTGGCTATGATGTGGATTACATTTTGGGTTGGTGTTTTGCCATGCGTCGTGAAGATTACAAATCTTACGGTTTGTTTGATGAAGAATTGAAGTTTGCATATTTCGAAGACGCCGATCTTAGTTTAAGGCTGAAAAACAATGGTCTTTCTTTGTATTCATGTTATCTTCCCTTAGTACATCATTATGGCAACAAGACATTAGGTTCAATTGACATTGACTTAAAGCCAACCATAATGTCTAATCTAGATGTATTCAGAAGGCGATGGCATGACTACTTATCATCTGGCAGAGTCAAGGCTCCACGCAAACCCAGGATCTGGGGATCACCAGGAGTTTCTAGGAAATCTACTCAAGCTTAATGTTGTTGCCTTCGAAGATGATGATTATGAAAAACACTTGGATTAAACGGAGTTCAAATATGGCTAAGAAAAAGGCGACGAAAACAGAGGAAGATCTCTTTGCACAAATAGCGGCGAGTACAGGGGGAGAAGTCCTTCAGGATATGGATTCGGTTAAATATTTTGTAGATACAGGAAATTTGGCCGTCAACTACCAATGTTCAGGGAAATTCATTAATGGTGGTGTGCCCGGTGGCCGCATCACAGAAATTTACGGCCCATCATCTTCGGGTAAGTCGCTTTTTGCCAATAACACCTTGCATGGGTGCCAGAAACTGGGCGGTTTTCCTGTCATCTTAGACTGTGAAAATGCCACCAACAATGAATTTATGGCAAATGCAAACCACTTGGATTTGGGAAAAGTATTATGGTACGCACCACAATCGCTTGAACAAGCTTTTCGTAAGATACACGTTGTGTCTCAGGCGGTTCGAGAAAATGTTCCTCATGAGGTTCCCATTGTGTTTGTGTATGATTCAATCAGTGTGTCGCCATGTGAGCGGGAATTGAAAGAAAACGATTTACCAGACGACTACAAGGCTTCTGATTGGAAGAAGATCGTCGGCAAGAAAGAACAACCGGGCGAACGAGCCAAAGTCTGTTCTGCCGAACTCAGAAAGCTTCAGGCTGTTCTGGCTGAATATAATATCACGGTTGTGGTCTTGAATCAGACTCGAAGCAAGATTGGTGTTATGTTTGGTAATCCTGAAACGGTTGGTGGTGGAGGAAAGGCATTGGAGTTCTACGCCAGTGTTCGGCTGCGAACGAATGCCAAAAAGAAGATTGAGAACAAGCGACTGGAAACTTTTGCTGGCATCAATCTGGGTGTTAGGAATGTGAAGAATAAGACTCATCGCCCATTCATTGCTGTCGATGATGTGAAGCTCTACTTTGAATCGGGGATAGATCCCCTCACTGGGTTATTGCAGTCTCTTAGAGAGGCAGAGCGGATCGAGATGGTGAAGGCTGGGTATTACAAGGTCATGCCTGATTATCTCCCAGATGACAAAAATGAATACACATTCCGATCCAGCAAAGCTCGTAATGATGTTCCAGTCGATGTTCTCTTGGATTGCCCAGCGGTTATCGATGCAGAAAATAGAGCACAAGTCGAAGAATACTTGAAAGATTTTGCTGCTGCGTTGGGCTCTTCATCAAGTGGAGACTTTGAAGAAAAAGCTGTCATCATGGATGCTGATGGAAGCTTTATTGAGCAGGAAGAAGAAGATTAAAAGCCCTCTTTCTTCCAATTAACATCGGAGCGTGGGTGGTCTAGGTTAATCCCGTCTGCCCACGCTTCAAATATTTGGTCAATGTCTTCTTCGTCGAAGATGATCACTTCATCATCTTCCAAAAGTAGACCATGGTCGTCATAGACTTCCAGTCTAGCGACATGCGAAGGTTGGACATCAATGTTTCGTGTCGGCTGAATGAGATCTTTGATTAAACCTAAGATCTTGCCCCATCTTCTAAACAATATGCTCCCGCTCCTGTTTTTTTGACAGAGCGGCCTTGATCTTCGAATTCTTTTCGAACCATTGACAGATGATTACAAAGGCAAGCGTCTGTAACGGCATAGCTCTCTTTGTATTTAGTTTTCAGTTCCTTGAGCGATATGGTTCGGCCACTTTCCAGTTTTTTGCGGATGTGCCTTTTAATGTTTTCTGCATTTTTAAGTATGCTGGAACGAGACCGTTTTGGCAGCAATCTTGTGACAACTTCATAACTTGGCTTGGAGTTATAAGTTGAATCACAGATCGCAGGGGCCAGTTTCTCTAATTCCAGTATCTCTGGTTTTTCAAAGACACGTACCAAATACACTTCGGCTTTGAAAGTGTTGGCAAATTCTTCGAGCATTTTCAGATTCTTTTTGTGTGTGAGAAACTTTCTTTTATCCTTAGTTTTCACTAATAAGCATGTTTTAGGCATTGACATTCCCCAGAGAAAATAGTGTTCTTGTATTTTAACAGGCTTTACGAAGGGTGTACATAGGGAATTTCTAGATGAAGTGTTTTTGGGAGCGGTTTCACTACATACTTAAAATTAGTTTCATTAACCAAAGGAGGTAATAGTTATGAGACAACTGTTTATCGCATTAGCCTGTGTAGCTGCTTTCGGTTTAATGGTGCCAGCAGTGGCCAGTGCCCATCCAGGGCCTCCAGGCCATCGCCATCATCATCGACTTGATCACAGGCAACATCACCACCATCATCATCGTTACAGATGGGATAATAGACGCCCACGTCACCACCATCACCACCATCATTACAGATGGGACCGTAGATACCCACGTCATCACCATCATTATTGGTGGGGTCCACGACATCGCCATTGTCCCGGCGATCACTACCGTCGTCCAGGTTTTGGGCTTCATATTCGCTTTTGATTTGTGAGCCTTCAAGGAAGCCTATGGTAAAAGCCGTAGGCTTTTTTCATTTCACAATCACTAAATAAAGGCGTATGAATAAGAACCTGCGTAAACATGTTAATGACATGAAAAAGATGGCAAACATGCTCATACCACACACATTCCCTCTGGTTGATTATGAAGAGGAAATGGACGTATTGATTCTCAAACAAAAATCATTTGCGGTCGATGGTTATGAAGTAGTGGTTTCTTTAAGCCGTGCTGATTACAGAAAATACCATTTGGTATCACTTCAAATACAGTCAGGATCATCTCCGTTTCTACCGTTCAATGTGGTGTGTAATTTAGCTAGAGCTTTTCTTGGTCCTAAATACCTTTCTTATGTTGAATTTTTGAAGGGTGGAAAAAAGATTTATTGTTGGACTGTTAGAATTACACCAGAAGGGCGATTTCTTCTGCCCAGCAAAGAAACAGAACCTAGTGTCTACGAGGGGTTTGAATATAATGTTGTAAATCCCACCATCGATGATGTTTCTTAGAGTTCTTGTTTCATATTGAGTAAATACAGTTACATACAATTTCTAAGTGGGAGACAAGCGATGAACGCTAAAGCACAGAAACTTCAATATCTCCTCATTTCCCAGCTACTGGATCACGGTACTGTGGAATTGCTTTTGCCAGATGGCATGACGCTCGAAATCGGGATTGTCCAAGAGGACAAAGGCAGGTTGGTCAAATCGGATGATTACTGCTATGTTGTAGCCTCAAGAGATGCCGAATCTACCTTGATAGATTCTTACGGAATAGGATTAGAGTTCGAAACCGATGAGATGACTATCATGTACAATGACGAAATTTTAGATGAGGAAGGGCGACACATTCGTCGCTTTGATGTTGTCTAACTTTCGACCTTAAAAAAGGTGCCGTAAGTTTCTCTAAGTGCAAGTTCACCGTTCAAATTTAGATTGCAGGTATGGGTTCCTACGATCACCCCATCTTCCTTGGGGACCGTGAATTCTATCCATACGTCAAAGTCATGATCAGTGGGTTGGAACTTAGTGATTTGGATTTTGGTATGTTTGGGTGGAATTTCCTCTTGTAATATAACCTGATATTCGTTATTACGTGTATATTCCAAGACATTACGCATAAGCTGAAGCTTATCGAGGAATTGTGTCCAATTGGCGAGTAGCAATTTCTCTAATTGATCATTAAGAAGCATTAAGGAACCATCATGATTAACGAGTCTGTGATAAAAGAGTTTCTTCGTAACAACTCTGACGATGAAATTCGTTATCTTGGCATGAGGCTAACAGAGCGTCTCCAAGACGATCTGGCAGAAGTCTTGAATTTCATCAGTAAAAGCAATGCAAGGAACGTGGCAATTGATGAAATGTTTCGGTCAGCAACATCCGCAGATGAACTGTATGACTGCTGTGATGCCTTCCGAAAATTGATTGTCAGAGAGGCAGATCGAAGAAAGGTCTCATTAAGACGAGGCAAGCATTCTTGAGCCTACTATATTAGGCCAAGGAGGATTTCATGACAGCACAAGAAATCTGTAATAGATATGCCAATGATCTTTTTGCCGCAAAATACTTGAATGAACTAACACAATCATTACTTGAATTTGAACGCAAGCTCAAAGTAGAAGATCCTGGCACTTTCCGTAAGAAAGTTATGGATAGCATTGAACTTTGCTGGGTTAGAAACACACGTCCATTGAACTGGGACGAAGATCCAGATTTTCAAAGTGCTATAGAGCAGTACTTAGATGCTGCTTCCAATGACTGAAGAAAGCCGATAATCAGAAGACAAAAGAATGTCGCAAGTAATCAAAGTCAGTGACACAGAAGAACTTGTACCAACAGCAGACTACGAAGGAGCCTCATGGTCCTTTCCTGATTTCAATCCTGTTCAAAGCACGGTCTTTCAACACTACCAAGGCGATTGTAACATGGCAATCGCCGCTGCTACTTCTGCGGGCAAAACTGTTTGTGCCGAAATGTTCATGGCCTATGAGGTAAGGAACCGTGGCGGCAAGACGCTTTATGTCGGTCCACTCAAAGCTCTTGCCAAAGAGAAAGAGCAGGATTGGCTGAGTGAAGAACATCACTTCAACGATCTTAATATATCGATTTGCACTGGCGACTATCGTCTAACACAAAAGCGTGTCAAAGAACTGGATGCAGCCGATGTGATTGTGATGACGCCAGAGATGTTGGCCAGTCGTTGTCGAAACCATGAATCTGAAAAGAGTCATTTCCTACAGGATGTGGGAACGGTTGTGTTCGATGAATGTTTTTCAGAAGACACGTTGGTTGCAACAGAAAACGGATATTTGCCTATGGGGGAACTGATTGATTCTCAGGATGATATCAAAGTGCTGTCTTACAATCATGACACTAATTCTGTTGAATACAAAAGTGTTGTTGCCTTTCAGAAAAAGTTGATGAAAAAAAGATGGTTCACTCTTTACTATGAGGGTGGCAAAATTCAAGTCACCAGCGACCAGATGATTTATGCAAATGGTCGATACCAAAAAGCTTGTGAGTTAAAAGCAGGCGATTTAGTGAAGGTGACTTTTGGCAGCACGAAACAGAGTGAATCTTGCCCAAACAGAGAAGCAAATTTTGTTGGGCTCGCTTCTCGGGGACGGTTATCTACAACTGACAGGAAGGAATTTGACAGCGGCGAGGTTTCGTTGCAATCAATCACTGAAGCAGGAAGAACTTGTACTGTGGAAATACGAGAAGTTAAAGAGATTGGTTGGAACCCCTCCTGCAACTCTACCGAACGGAGGTTACGGGAATTTTGTCAAGAGATTCACGACTCGATCATTTGCGGAATTGAAGGAGATGTATCATCTGGTTTATCCAGAGGGGAAGAAAGTGACTTATGGTTGGTTGAATCTGATAACGACTCCTTTGGCGATGGCGTGTTGGTATATGGACGACGGGAGTTTACAGAAAAAAACTTTGACGATGAGTTTGCACACCGAGGGGTTTTCTCAAGAGGAATGTATTGTTCTCCAAAAATGGTTGAGTCAAAGTTGGGGTTGCGAATCGAAGATTGTGGAGTATCGAGGTTATTGTCGAATCCAGTTCACGAGAGAAGGCAAAGAGACTTTCTCCGAGATTGTTCGGCCTTATGTGATACCTTCGATGATGTACAAGTTGCCGATCCCAAATCCGCCTGTGATTTGCGATTTTTGTGGCGAGTTATTCGAGATTACGAGAAGGGCAAAATCAAACTCTCAGAAATCTCTTTGTTGTGGAGAAAGAGGCTGCAAAAGAGCACGGAAGAGGTTTTATTACAACTTGAAGAAAAGTCAGTTTGTTGCGACTTAGAAGTTGAATGCAATAACAATTTTTTTGTCAAGTTGCCGGGATCTAATTCTGCTGTATTGTCACACAATAGCCATCTATTGACTGTGCCTAATCGTGGCGACCACATTGAAGTCGCTTTAATGAAGATGGCAGAGATCAATCCTGGTGTCAGAGTGATTCTGTTGTCAGCCACGATGCCAAATGTCGATGAGATTTGCGGCTGGCTTTGTGATCTGACTGGAAGGGATACGTACTATCTCGAATCTGATTACCGTCCCTGCCCACTCAACATTCACTACCAAGACTACTATGACGGAGAACGTTCTTATGACAAGAATGAGGCTCAGAAAGTGGGAACGGCATTAGGGATTGTTGAGTATTATCTTGATGACAAATTCTTGATCTTTGTGCACACCAAGAAGACCGGCAAAATGATGCTGGAGCATCTGAAGCGACACAAGATTGACGCTGAATTCCACAGTGCTG